TGACATTGGGAAACAACATAGGTTTGATTTCATTGTTCCTATACTTTGCTACTATCCTATATGGAACTGTAGTAATATCGTAAACAATGAAAGCAGAGTAATCTCCCCCAATACCGCGAGAAACATCCACCGTAATAATATATTCCCCGTTGGCTGTTGGTTTTTCATAGATGTCAAGTCCCTTGTTTGTAGAGATGGGATCAATAAAAGTCAGTGCTCGCAGTTTAGCAGCAGAGATTAGTGTGTCAACAGATCCAAGAAACTCACACTCAAACTCCTGTGTGAACTGTCTCTCGGACGTGTTCTTAATTGTTTCTGCTTTCCAGTTCTCATCACGTCCAGGCACCTGCGACCAGTGTACCTCGTGCCAGGTATATCCATTTCTACCGTTCTGTGCATCTGTCCACAACTTATAGAAGTGGTTCATACCCTGTGGGGTAGAGATGATTATGACCTTCGTTGACTTACCAGAAGTAATAGTAGGATAAACAGAGGCAAAGAACGACTCTGCAATATGGTTTGGTACGAACGCAAACTCATCGAGGAAGATGATGTTAAACGACATGCCTCGGACAGCAGACGCAGATGTAGAAGCTGCCAATATCTTACTGCCATTCTCCAACTCCATAGAACCTTTGTTCCATGATACCACGCCCTGTTGAATCCATTTTGGTAGATTCTCATATGCAGTCTGTAATCTACCAAGTAGATCCCTTGCCGTACTTGCTTTGTTAGCGAGGATACCAATGTTTACGCTGTCATTAAACAACGCATAATGCAACAAATACGAAACCACCGTCGTAGACTTTCCAGTCTGCCGAGGTAGCTTCGCAATGTTGAATCTGCTTTTGTGAAATTTTTTAATTAACTCCTCTTGGAAGTCCCACATCTTAAATGGCACCAGACCTTCATCGAGTGAAACGATCTGTACATAGTTTTTAGTAAAGTATACAGGATCTTGCTGACACTTTACATACTCTGCAATTTGTTCTTTGGTAAAGTCTTGCTTGACGTTCGCTTTTTTTAGTAGCGGATTACCAAGATAAATCTGATCAGATGCCATAAGAAAACTAGTTCACCACTAGTATTTAGAGATCTCCGAATTGATCACGCATATCTTCTAGCATTCCTTTCTTCGCTGCAATAGCACCTTCGATGTAACCAGAACGTCTTTCCCACGTCTGACCACCCTCAATTCCTTTTGATGGATTGATGCATGTCTCGTCACCTAGGTTATTGCAAACCAAACCAGCAAGGTCCACTTCACTTCTATCATAGGATGCGGCTGTACCACTAAACATGTGTTTGTTGTTAATCCAAATAGCACCACATTTAGGACATTCTTTTCTCTCAAGTTTGAGATCCGACAGTTCCTTATCGTTGGTCATTTTTTAATTCCTTTATAAGTTTGTTGTAATCAGGTAGGTCCTTTATAAGTTGTTGTTCTAATTTACGTCTCATCATGAACATTCTAAATTGAATCCATTGATATCTAATTACGAGATCAATGTACGCGAATAGACGCACCGTTTCTTCCATGCCAGCATACGCTACAAGCAGAATAAAACAAGTGATTAATACATAGATTCCGAGCATTGTGTTACACTACGCTACAAAGTATTATAGGACTATGTAGGGAAAAATCGCGTAAAGAATACTAACAAATTGTGTATTGTCTACATTTCCGTAAAATTGTACTCGAACATCATGGCAGCCATTCTCTTTTTCATTATATCCAGAAGAACTTGTTCTTCAGCAGGACGCGCAGGGGAACCTGGCCACATCTTAATAGAATAATCATAGTGGTCATACAGACATCGGACTTCATCTATTCCTAATGTCATAGTACAATACCATTCATTTTCTTCAGATGAGGGTTCCATGTTTCCTCCGTATCTCTCGTAGTGCTTCTAAATTCATATCTTTGGTGCCACCATCGTAGGCGTGAGCATAACCTTCGGTAATCATCTGCTCATTCAATGATATTTCTGCGTCTCCAATATACAACCAACCAAGAAGGCGACCATACTTACCCATACCGCCAACCAATTCAGTTCTGACAGAGAGTTCATCGTCACCAGCAATTGCTCCTTCCAGTTTTTCTTTCATCCAGTTAGTAGCATCTAATCCCAGTGCTTTTTCCTCAAGATTTCTCGTTCTTTTCTCTGGCGTATCAACTCCCGCGACTCTAACTCTCTCTTTCTTGTAGAGATCGAAACCAAGATCAATTGTGACATCAATAGTATCACCATCAAGGACACGGTTGATCTCCGTTACTCGGAAGTTGTAGCAGCTCTTCCTGCTTGGTGGTGTCAATGCTCCCATGGGATTCTCTCTCATCTATTCCTAGTATGTATATGATAGTATAAACCGCACCAGCTACAGCAACGATTACCATAATAATTACTGACCATACAGGATCAGATGGATTATCTAAAGGGCGTAATAATAAATTCATCTCCAACTTTCTGCGCTAGGAATTAATTGATAAGACATTTTATCTCTTAACTTATTAACACGCTCTTCATTATACTGCTTGAAGTTTCCTCGCTTCTCAACTTTCTTGTAGTAGTGTAATGCATTGAGGATGATTGCATAATCCTCCATATCTAACTCAAATTTCATGGGTTTCTCGGATCAATTCCTAAATCTTTTAAATATTCAATCCACCAATCAGCATCTTTTATATACCTCCAATTTGGAACAGGCTTACCTTGAAGCGAATAGTATTCATTAATCGCTTCATCGATAGTCTGTGCGATCTCCATATTCCTCTTCCTCTTCATCAACGTCTGCATATGCATCTGCCACGAAGGGTCCTCGTTTTCGTGAAGGTTCTTTTCCGACATAAGAGCTTTCTGTGTTAACTGCAGAAACCCATACGGCAAGTTTCATTACTAAAAAAATAATAACCAGCGGTGTAAAACAACCGATTAAAATTACTGGATTCATTTATGATTCCTCGCGAATGGTTCCCAATGTTCCCATCCATATTTATGAACAAGATCCATTCCTATAATAGGAATTACTATTAAGATCATTGATAGGAGACCTAAACTCCACTGATGTTCCATCGTATATCTAATAAGGATAAGCATTACCTAACCCCCATACTACAAACAGTGTTACGAAACTGAATATAAAAAAACCTGTGACTCTTACGTTAGAAACTTTTTCCATGGGTCTTCATTGTGAAGGCAAGATTTGGGATGTACCCAATTACTATTTACTTCTTCGAGACTTAACTTAAGCTGCTTATTTTCGAGTTTCAACATATAGATCTCATGTCTTAACTTTTCAATTAGATTCAGGTTCAGATTCATATCGTTTTTTCCATAACTCCAGAAAGTATCGATCGACTTCATACAAGTCAGATCGAGAGGGTGTAATAGTATCTATGTCTTGAGACCATGACATACATATATCTCTCATTTCCATCGTAATAAGATCTGGCCGAAACATTCTACCGAATGATGACATGGCAAACGCATATCTCATCTTAATGCGCTGTTCCATTTCCTCCGTAGGCGTCAGTTTCATAATAGTTATTTTCACCTTTTCTGTACCCGAAATATGCGGTGGCACATATAAAGGGTAGTGATCCAAAAAGTAGGACATGTGCTAGAGTCATTTAAAAGTTCCTTTATTTTTCACCGACCATGTTATCTCCATGGCAATTACCATTAGTGTGATAAATGCAAATACAAATAGTCCGCTCATCATAGTGTTATCTTTAACCAAGGTAATAGTGGAGGGATCACTCCGACAAGTCGAAGTAAACCTTCAGCAAAAAGTGCGAGAACAACCCAACCAACACACATACTGATAATTCCAGCGTTACGATTATGCTTTCGTATTGCATCGTCAATCATCTCCTGTGCTTGTTTTTTGGTTATGTAATCCTTACTCCACATGAACTATGCCAGTCATACCTGCGCCCTGGTGAGGACCACAGAAGAAGTTATAGTCTCCTGTGTCAGCAAATACAACATCTTGTGATTCTCCTGGAGCAAACAATAGTGCTTCTCTAGAAAGATCTGGACGTGCCTCAACAATAATATTGTGAGGAGGTAGTGATTCATTGATAAAGTGAACTGTATCACCTGCAGAGATTGTGATCTCATTCGGTGAAAATGCTAGGTTACCATTAGCACCCATTGATACATCTACTGCCCACACAGGAGCAGCAAAAAATAACATGATTAGAAAAGTAATTAAAGATTTCATTTCGCTACAGAATATTCTTCTTGATATTTTTTAAGTTTTTCAATCAACTCATGGTATTCATCCCACATGTATTCAGAACCTGTCCTGTCTTGATAGACCTGACATGCTTTGATTAAGCGGTGTACATCAGTCTCGTTAAGCCGCATGATATTCTCAAAACTCATAGTATAATTATAGTTCTATTAATTGATATTCCTTTATTTTAACATACATTTAACAAGTATGTCAGCAATTCCAAGCACGTAATGATTTTGATAGGCGATCATCACCTGTGTTGTTAGATTTTTTCTGTCTCTTTCTCATGCCTTTCATTCGAGCGCAGAAGGATTTCCTACGGGGATTTCCAACCTTTTTGCTTGGTGCCTTAAGGTCTGATCCTGGATTTTCCTTTTCATAAGATTTTCGTCCTTTTTCATTGAGTCCTCCTGACTTTTTCTTTCCTGATTTTTTAGTCCAGGCTGCTCCTTCGAGCACTGATTCTTCAAAGTTTTTGACGGCGTACTTGTCCCAGTATTCAACTCCAAATCGGCAGACTGCTCTAGTCTCCCACTTTTCACATCCAGGGCAGTAACGTTTTTCTGCTGCTTCGGTGATGTCAATACGTAGTTGTTTAAAGGACTTCATATTTATGAATCCGACTCTTCTTGTTTATTTATTTGCTTC